TGTAGTAACAGGTGTTCCAGCTGGGAAACAAATTGGAACGATTGGTATAGGTGGAGGAGGAAAAGGTGGAAATCCGAAATACCTTGCTAAAATAAAATAATTTTCCGAACCTGAATCTTCAATGCCGATAGCTGTTCCTCCTACAAGAACTTTACCATCAGTCTGTATAGCAACAGAGTAACCAGTTTCAGTATTTGGTGAAACCAGATCCGAAAGTATATACCCTAATCCTGCTAATCCAAATGTCAAATCTAATGTCCCGTTCGTATTAAAACGCACCAATGAAAAACCTTGGGTACCCGTTATTGTATTAGTAAATCCACCTGTAATGACTATTTTATTATCTGATTGTAGCGCCAAAGCATTAGTACCATTAGTAAATGATGGAGCTGTGAGATTATAAGTGGGGGACAAATCAAGAATAGTCTGTCCGAGTGTTCCAAACGAATTATCTAATGTTCCAGGAAATAGTCCAGTTGATGTAACAGCAGCTACTCCGAAGCACGTATCAAAAGATAGTTTTGTTATAGAACTACTAATAATAATTTGCCCAACACTATTTATTCCAATACCTCTCGCAAAATTATAATTATAACTTGGTAAATTAGGAATAATTAACCATCCTGGAGTGGGACCTGACGAATTAAACGTCGTATCGAGGATACCACCCGTAGTAAAACGCACTACAGAAAGGTTTGAATTGGCACTAGGAGCAGGAGCAGGAGAATTTACACCTCCCGATACTATTTTTCCGTCTATTTGGATTGATAGACAATTACAATAATCTTCATTATTAGTTGACGAATTAAAACTAGCGTATACTGTTCCATTTAAATTTGTCCCAAATGACGTGTCTAATGCTCCAGTTGTATCTAAGCGAACTAAAGCTATAAAACTTTTGTTGTTAGGTACTGCAAGTTTACGGACACTGCCTCCTAAAACTATATAGCCATCAGATGGCTGAATTATAACAGAGTTAGAATAACACTGATCAAAAAAATTCCCACCAGAATTAAAAGCGCTAGGAGGAATTATAACGTAACCAGTGGGGCTATTAAATGTCGTATCTAAAAGACCTAAGGGAGTAAATCGAGCCACGAACATAGATGGTCGTAATGTAGGAGCAGGATCAGGAGAAGTCGTGTCGCCTGTAACTATTATATAGTCATTTGGTTGTAATATAACATCGTGAACGATACAAAGAGGAGGAGGAGAACTGAATGGCGCAAGTAGTAAAACTTTACCAGTGCCTCCTCCTCCAAAAGCTGTATAAAGAGAGCCATCGGTATTATAACACGATAGAGTTATATAAGAACCTGTTGTATATTGCGAATAACCACCCATCACTATTCTATTATCTGAACGGATAACAACGGAAACACCAACATCTTGTGGTAGGGGTTCAGGAACTATTGTATTAAAAGTTGTTGTTAAGAATCCATTAGGTGTATTAAATGTTGCTATATCTAAATCTGTCATATATATATAAATAAAAGAATATATATATATTATAATTATGTCATTCTAATTATTAAGTGTTAATATAATGAATTAATTTGTTTTTACCCTCATGTAGTTATATAAATAAGTTAAATTCCCTTTAGTGTAATCTCTTCCTTCTTATTAATTTCTTCCTTGATTAAAAAATCATAAATATTTTTCTTTTGGTCACCTGTAAAAGTGATAACTTCACCATATTCTTCATTATCAATAATAGAACCATTACAATTATATTTTTTTTTAATATATGATAATATTTTTTTTAAATCTAAATCTTTCGCCAAACCTACTACAGATGTAATACATTTTGTCCCGTTTCGTTTATTTACAGAAATGGTTACATTATTTGTAGAAAAATCTTCATCATTATCGAATTTAAAATCCATGATACTATATATTATATTAGATATATATTTAAACCTATTTCATAATATAAATAAAAATATTATGAAATATTCTCAAGAAGAACGTTTAAAAATTGTATTAGATATTGTATATAAATTAAAAAATTTTAAAGGTACAGGAGGTCAATCAGTAAATTTGTATAATGATAGTTATACATTTATTAGCGAGTTTAAAAAGATTACAAATGAATATATAAAACAAGATGATAGTAATTTAAAAGAATTTAGAGGTAAATTAATGTTTGAAGAGATTGGTAAAAATATTGAATATATATTTCCTATTGATAAACTGGTAAAACCATTATTTGTTATAAGACAAAAATAATGATATTTATTTTCTATTTTTTCGTGTTTTAGTTTTCTCTCTACATGTACAATCTAAAAATAATCCTGGAATAAATTTTCTTTGTTTAATAAGTTTAATATGGTCTATATGAATAGGTTTTTTAATAGTTGAAACCTTTTTGCCGTTTCTAAATCTTGTTACGCTTTTATATCCCTTTCCTTTTTTTATCGAAACCTTACGAATTAGTCTACCTCCAGTTTGAGTTTGAATTTCAGTATTTTCATAGTTAAAATCCATTTATATAATATGTAAAGAAAATAATATTATTATAATTTATATGGATAGTCATAAGCTTGTACATTTATTTCATATAATAATAGTAGGAGGATTATTTCTTTATGTTGGCATAAATAGAGATAAAATATCCAGCGGATTATTTAATGTACTATTTTATTTAGGATTTTTTATTATAATATACCATTTGTATAAAGCATATGGATATTTAAAGGATAATAAAGGTATATGGGTAAATTTAATTCACATCTTTATTGTTGGTCCATTATTAGTTTATATTGGTTATAATGGAGAGAAAACTACACGTAAATTTTTTGAAATGTTATTAATGTTAGGGTTTGCCGCAATTGGTTATCATGGATATTATTTATTTTAACAAATTGTTTCAATCCATTTTTTTGTTAAAACAGCCTTTACACTTTCTAACGCACCTTCTGTCCAACCTTGGTTGCGACTAATTACTTCACCAACAACTATTATTCCTTTTTCAGGATGTTGTGCTTTATTAACAAAGTCTTCGCGACTACTATATAACTCTTTATTTAATGGTTTATAATAATGAGTTCCAATTGGCCAGTAATAGTCCTTTAATGCAATAATATGTAGTGAATCATGAGGAATATCCAATGATTTTTCTAGCAATTCTTCATATAATTCTCTATTTTCTATTGTATTTTTTAGATGATTTTTAAGCGTAATAGCATTTTTATTGTCGCTATATGCTATCATATAAACGCCGTTATCAGGATCCATTGGTATTATTTTTTGAAGTGGACCAGGAACAATTGTATATCCTTTTACATATTCTCTCATAATAGGTATTGATTTTTTACTGAATTTAGCATATAATCTTAAAAAAGGTTGTCCTTCAATATCATTATAAATAGGCATTGGTAATAATTTTCTTATAGTATTAATTGTAGAAGCAACTATTACTTTATTACATAGATATTGCGTTCCATTTTCAATATTAATTTGAAATCTACATGGTTGGTCACTAATTTTATGAATACTAACAACATCATTTGAAAATTTAAAATGTTTTTCTCCGATATAATGATATAATTTTAAAACCAATTTGCGCCAAGGAACATGAAATGCTTTCCAACAACAAGAATTATCATCCATTCCATAATTATAAAGAGTTTCAGAAACATCTTCATTCTCATAATCAGTATATCCCGCTGAAATTAAAAAATTATTATATTCTTTCTCTCCAAGAATTTTTTTAGCAAATTGTTTAAAAGTTAGATTTTTCCCTTTATAATTTTTAAGCTCTTTTTTTAAGGTATCTACTGTTTTTTTAATATCAACATGTTCTATAAGCTTAGAATATTGTGGTTCTACATTATATTCAGATATATGAAAGTTAAAATTATTAAGTAGTTTATAAAGTAATTTATCCTTACTTTTTCTTCCTATTCCAGCTCCAGTTACAATTTCAGTTCCATGAAACATTTCATTACTGGTTCTTCCTCCAATCCATTCTTTTTTGTATTTTTCTAATACTAGAAATGATGTTTCAGGAGAGGTTTTTTTAATATTATAAGCGCTATATAACCCAGCCATACCACTTCCAATAATAATTATATCAACATATTTAATACTCATATAGTATTTTGATATAATTATTTTCTATTTTTTAATGTTTTATTAAATTTAACTGTAGATTTGCCTTTACATTTAAATTTGCCTCTTGTATATCCTTTTCTATTAAATATCGTTTTAGTACATATTCCAATTGCGCGAGCTTCATTTTCCTTATCAACTTTTTTAATACATCTACATAATTTTTCCGCCATGATTTTTTCAGCACTCATTTTAAGGAGTCTTTTTGATTTTGGTATAGGTTTTTGATAATATTCTAAAATTTTTTTATAATCAGCGTTATTTAATTCGGACATAGTTAATTGTATATTATTTACAAATATAATAATTATCTAGATTAATTTGTTGATAAAAATTGTCTTAATTAAAGTTTTTTTTAAAATCAAAAACCTAAATATATATTAAGCATGAAAATAGTTGTTTTTGATTTAGACGAAACACTTGGATATTTTACAGAATTTGGAATATTATGGGACTGTCTAATAAATTATTTAAAAAATAAAAATGGTGAGACATTGACGCAGTCAGATTTTAATGATATATTAGATTTATTTCCAGAATTTTTGAGGCCAAATATAATAAATATTTTGAACTACTTAAAGAGCAAAAAACAGTCATTATGTTGTCATAAAATGATGATATATACAAATAATAATGGTCCAAAGGAATGGGCACACCATATAATAGATTATTTTAGCAAAAAAATAAATTATAAGCTTTTTGACCAACTTATTTCAGCATTTAAAATAAATGGAAAAATTGTTGAAGTTTGTAGGACAACACATGATAAAACTTATAATGATTTTATCAAATGTACAAAACTACCAATAAATGCCGAAATATGTTTTTTAGACGATACATTTTATCCAGAAATGGCTAATGATAACATATATTACATTAATGTCAAACCTTATTATCATGATTTACAGTTTGATTACATATTAGATAAATTGTCTAAAAGTGATATTGGTAAAAAAATAATTAATGATGATAAAGATTTTATCAAAATAATGAGCGAACAATTTAAGATATATAAGTATGATTGTATTGATAAGGAATCAAAAGAATATGAAATGGATAAAATTGTCGGAAAACAAATTATTAAACATTTACAAGAATTTTTTAATAAAACAAAAAAAAATAAAACTGTTAGAAATAAGAAGGTAAAAAGTTATAAATTTAATAAAACTCGCAGAAGTTATTAAATTAAGATATTATATTGGTTAATATTTCCTTAAACTGCTCTAGATATTGATTTAATGCTGTAGTGGTTAAAATAAAAACGCCAGCACTGAAGGCTATTTTTCTATCTAAATCTGTAAATTCGTAATTATCTCTTAACGGATTAAAACGCCACATTAAAAATAAACAAATATATATTCTAATATAATAATCCATACTATCAAGATATTTTGGCGCAGTTTGAGATATTCCTAATGCTGAAATAAACAATAAAATATATGATATATAGATAAACAAATTAAAAAAATTATTTTGTGTTTCGTGTAATTTTGCCTTTGAAATCATTATATATATTTAAAATATATAATAAAATTATATAATATATATGAAAAATACTAGAAAAAGAAATATCAGAAAAAGAAAAACATCTAAGAACCGTAAAGGAGGAATGTTTGAATTTTTGAAATCTAGAAATCCTGATACTCAAGAAGAATTAAGTAGTATTAACTCTGAAATTGGAAATATAAAGCTAAAAAATTACGAATCAGTAATTTCTGAAGAAATAAATAAATTATCGAATTTAAGAAATAATTGTATTAAAAGCTGTAAATCTAATATATGTTCTGGTAATGATGAAGAAATGTGTAAACAAATTAATGATATGATGGCTAAAAAAACAGACTACGAATGGGGAAATTTATGTAATAGCATAAATGTATTAGAATGTAAATCATATTTAAGAGCAATTAAAAAGGTAGAAGTTTATACAAATTACATTAAAAATTTAAATGATGTTTCACAGAAACTTTTATCTGATTACAAAAATACAATTATATCAAAAATATAGAATAAACATAGTTTAATAAATAAAGTTTTATATAAAATAATATATTTATAAATTATATAAAATGAATAACCCATATAGTCAAACTCCTGAATGTGTATCAAATATACATAAAGAAACAAATAAAAGAATATATGATAGAAATATTCCTTCCCAAATGCTTCAACCATATTTAGAGGTAAGACCGGTAATGACAAAATATTCTTATTTTCCTATTGTTGACCCTAGAAAAGAAATAAAAACGCCAATGCAACAAATGCCAACATATAATGTTAATAAGGTTTTCAATCCTGGCAATACAGTTTCCCCATGGTCAGGTTTTGCTTCAAATATTAATTTAGAGTCGGAATTACGTAACCAGGTTTATGCTCTTCAAAAATGTAGTCAATCAGTTTATGTACCTAACTCTAATAGTGATTTATATGATTATAAATTTAAGACTGTAACACAACCAAATCCTCATGAATTATTGTTTCAAAATGAAAGTTTTTCAAGTTTCAATCCGAATCCAGATGCTAAAACAGTTGGTTCAGGAATATTTTTAAATAGTACAAGAGTTCAAGTTAGAGATATGACAAAACAAACCTGTTAAAATAAAAGGTTTAAGAAAATAATACGTAATAAATATATTTCATTTAAATAAAATAAAATATATATGTCGCAAGCCTACGTAAACCAATTAACAATTGATTGTCTTGTAAATAAAGGTATCATTAACAAGCATATTAAAAATAAACAAACTAAAAAGGAAAACAAAGAAGAGGTTAAATTTTATAAAAAACGTATATATAACTTATTTAAGGAAATAATTACAGGAAATAGTCCAGATGATTTATTACCAGATGTTAAATACGCATATAATAATTTTTTAAACGCGTCAATTAGTTATTTTAAAACTATCGATAATAATGATATAATACAATCTGAATATAAAGATATAGAATTTCCGCCTGAAATAAGCTGTAATGACAATGATATTTCAGGAAATGTTGTAGAATCAGATAAATTATTAATGCGTTCAATTAAAATAGATACTCCGACTTTAGATAAATATGTTACAAGAATTAGCACAAAAAAGAAAGAAGAAATAATATTACCAAAACAAAAGGATATTAATTTAAATGACCCTGAATTAAAAAATAAAGGTTTAAAAAAGAATAATATCACTAATATTTATGAAGACAAAAACACAAAAAAGTAAAATGAAGAAAAATAACACAAAGAAAGGAATAAAAGGAGGATTTAAAAAACATTTAAAAAAAAATAATTATAATAAGACAGTTAAAAATGTACATCTTGAAAAAGTTAATTGTAGTCCTAAACCAAAAGGAGAGATTAATGATTTTTCATGCTATACAAATAAGTCACTTTATAAATTAAGAGATTTGTGGAACGCTAGACATCCTGATGTTAAAATTACATCAAATTCTCCAAAAGAAATTCATCGTTTTATAACTGAAAAACTAAGTAGTGTTTGTAATAAAGAATCTTGTTGGTTAAAACAAAAAGCGGAATTTGGTCCTCTACAAAGTGATATGGCTGATTCATTTGCTCCAGAATCTCCTGCTGAATGGAAGAAAAATCCAAATGAATGGTTATCAAGTATTGATATTATGAATGTAATGAAACAGTACGAAAAAGCATATAAATGTTTTGATTTTATAGGACCAACACCCATTGATTTTGATACAAGAAAGTTGTATGGAGAATGCGTATGGGATGAACTTTGTAATTTTAGTCTTGCAGAACAGATTAAAAATGGTAAAACAAAAATAGGAATTATTTTTAATACAGATCCTCATAATAAGCCTGGTCAACACTGGATTTCAATGTTTATTAATATAAAGAAAAAGAAGATATTTTTCTTTGATAGTACTGGGGATAAACCTGTACCCCAAATAATGGCATTGGTTGAACGCATTAAAGATCAAGGTTTAAATTTAAAGAAAAAAATAAATTTTAAATTTGATAGTAATGAAGGCATTGAACATCAATATGGTAATACAGAATGCGGAATTTATTCTCTATATTTTATTGTTCATATGCTTGAAGACAAAATGACAGAACATTACTTAAAAACCCATATACTAAAAGATGAATATATGAATAAATTTAGACATATTTATTTTAATGATTCATTATAACACGTAAAAAATATATAAATATAACGTTTTATAATTATATATTTAATGAATATCAATGACTTTTTAACTAAGGAAAATCTTAACACTCTTTGGGATGTTATAAGCGACGAAGATATTTTTAAGTTTCTTTCAAGAGATATTCAAAGCAAAGTAGCTCAGTTGTTTTCAAATAATGTTAAGGGGTTTTTTGAAATAGAGAGAACAAAAACAAATAACTTGGTTGATATAAATAAAAAATATATTATGCTTATTTTAAATCATATAAAAAAAACTTATACACAACAAATGCCTAATAAAATAAAAATATTAGATGAATCGCCTACAAAAGAATTTATTACAGCTGAAGAACTACATAATGAACGTAAATCACAATTTGATAAAGATTTAAATAAACGTCAAGAAGAGTTTGAAAATATAATGTCTGTGAAGGCACCACCAGTTCCAAACTTTTTAGATAAATATGAAGATAAACCTATTGGCGAGATGGATAAGATTATAAAAGAAATGACAGCCAAAAGAAATTATGAAGTTGAACAAATAACAAAAAATACTGTTGTTGATGATAGTTGGTTAAAACCACAAGAAACCTCTCTTAAATCTGAAAAAATAACAAAAGAACCGCAGCCTATAAATGAAAGCAGATTTAGATATTTAAATATGGACAATGTACAACAATCTCCTACAAAAAAAAGTGTTACATGGGGAAATAATACCGAAACATCAGATTCAGAAATCGAAGAAAATATATTTAAAAAACTTAAAAAGGTAAAACAATCTGAAAATGAAATTGAAAATAATATATCTTTATCTTTTGAAGAAATTAATAATAATGTTAGCAATGAAGATAAAATCAGAGAGTTACAGTCAGAAGTAAAAACATTAAATTCAAAATTGGACACGATAATAAATTTATTACAAAAAAATAATTAATTAAATAAATATATTATTAATATAGTTATTTAAAATAAGACAAATCTATTATCTCATTATGCTATTAATTTTAAGACTTTATCTCCGCGTTCATTAATCTCATATGTTCCAACTTTTAATGGTTGAACAGAAGCATCTTCTAGTGCTTTCTTATATGTTTCCATATCATATAGATCAAGTACATCTTTGCTTGTTCTTCTATATACATATTCAACACCATTAATAGTAATAGGTTTGCCAACCCATTCGACCGCCACTTTATTAGCCATAACAGTAGTGTCATTTTGTTGTTCAGCATAATCAGGAACATAAGCATATTTTTCATTTGTTGGGTCACCAAAATTAACGCATTTACCATTTGAATAAATATAACAGTCAAATGCTGATTGTTTAACTGCGTCTGTAAGTTGTCCTGTCAAATTTGCTTTAATTTCTGATATTTCAAAAAGATATTGGTCGCTTGTAATAGGAAGTCTTGGTCTTGCCTTACTTAAATCTTTTCTCTTTAATTCGATAGCTTCATCAGATTTAAGTTGAGATTCAGAGAAAATCATTAAATATATAAAAACTTCAACTGTTTGAAGAGCTTTGGGTAAATCTTTGTGACTACAAATACGTCTGGCACGTCCAATAACTTGTTCGGTTCTAACAGGATGCCAATAAGGTTCCATAATATGAACATATCTTGTATTTCTCAAGTTAATACCTTCTGAACCAGATGATGTAATCATGAAAACTTTAATAACTTCACCCATATTATTGTTATGGTATTTTGATTTTAATACACTACCAATACTTTCAGGAATTTGATTCCATTCACCATTGTAAATATGTCTTAGCATCTCCTTTTCTTCTGATGTTTCAGTACCTGTGTATAAGGCATATGTTGGTTTACCTTCATCAACCTCAGGAATATCAATTTCCCAAACATTAAGATGATTCTTTTTAATTCTGAACCTAGCGAAACCATTCTTTTCAAGAACTAAACTAAAAAGACCAATACCCTCAGCAGTTCTAAACTGACTATAAACTAAATGTAAACCTGGGTGATTTGTTGGATCATCAATATTTTCTAACATATGTAAAAATTTAGGACTATATGTTTGAAGTGCTTCGGGTGTTAAGAAATCATTTGAATGTTCTTCAATATTTTTAATAGCTCTATCTAAACGTTCCTTATAAGTTGTACCTCCAATTGCGTCAAGAATTTCATCACCTTCAATTTCACCTTCACGTTCATCTTCAACGTCTTGTTTAGATTCAATTCTAGTACCTTCTTTAATTAATTGAGCCATTTCTGGAATAGCTGCTTCTTCTTCCTTTTCATCTTCTTTTTTCTTTTTGTTACTCGAAGGAATAGGTCTATCAGGCATAACATAATTACAAAATAAACGAGAGAATATACGATATGTTGAAGCCTTTTCTTCAAATAATTCTTCTGTATTAGACTTAGGTTTGTTTGACTCTAATTCTCTCTCTTGTTTACGAGCTGCTTCATAAATTTTAAATTGAACATCGCTCATAGGTATTCTAACAATATGATAATCTATACCAAGCTGCTTATTATATTTAGGTAATAAATTTTCTTGAGCACTTCTGAAATAAGATGATAAACCAACTATACGTCTTTTTAATGCGTCTACATTTTGAAGTGATTTATCGCTATCATTAATATATCTAGCCATGAATGTATTTAAATTATCAGGCAATGCTTTTTGATTAATAACTTGAACACCTTGTGGAATAATATCAATATCATTTCTTTTTAAAATAGATATAATCTTTCTCTCGAAATCATCATCAGAAGTAAATTCATTATCAATTACTAAGTCGCCACTTTCTTCCTTTTTAACATTAGATACACCTTGATAGCCAGACTCTTTTTTAATCTTATTTTTAAAACCAAAAGGATTTCTGGTAACAGTTAAAATTTTACTTGATGGTGAATAATCAATATAATCAAGTGATTTCTCTCCCATTAATATTTCTTGAAGTGATTGTTTATCAATTTTTTTGTTAGTTTTTACATTTAATGGTATTTTCCATGTTTTGATGTAACCTCTTAAGATATTAAATAATATAGCAAATTCATTTGGATAGTTAATAACAGGTGTTCCAGATAATAATACAACGCGAGCATTTTTAGCCCTTAACAACATGTAATATAATTTAGTTGCTAGATTTAATGGTGTTTGTTCACCAAATATGCTATCTTCTTCCTTTTTCTCTCCTTCCTTACCCTCTTCTTCCTTCTTTTTCTTTTTCTCTTCACCTGTAATACCCTTTTCTTTCTTTATTTTATTAACAATTCGACTGATTAAGTTATGAGCTTCATCAATAATAACAACAGAGTTATCAAATATATTTCGTGTGTAGTTAGAAGTCATTTCAGCTAAGCGTGTTGAACGTAAACCGTTATAATTAATAAATGTATATTTTTGACGAATCATTTCATTTAACTGTTCTTCTAAAACTTTTTTATCATTATCACTGAGAGAACTATAATTAGATGGTTTTTTAACATTAATGAAAAAGGCACCTCCATGTCTGCGAATATATTCTTGTGGTAAATTTAATAAAACAGATATTGTTTTAAGTGCTTCTTGATTTTCAACAGTTGAAATCCATTCCCAATATTGATTACGTTTGTAAAGAAGATCACCACATTTTTTAAGTTCTTCAATATAGTTCGCACGTAAAGATGCTGGTGTCATAATAATAACACGTTTAGAATCTTTCATTCCTTCGGCAATAGCAATAGATGTACAAGTTTTACCTGATCCAAGACCATGATATAAAAGTAATCCTCTATAAGGTGTATAGAGATTTATATAATCTCTAACAATCTTTTGATGCGTCAATAGAGAGAAATCGGAACTAGTTTGACCAATAGTATCGCATGATATACTTTCTTTATTTTCTTGTATTTCTTGACGATAAGGTTCAAATAATGAGTTAATAAAATTAATAAATATCTCTCTATTGTTCATATAATAGCTAGAAACCTTGATTATAACTGGAGGTGATTTTTTTGGTAAACGTTTTGTTAAATCAGTATCTCCAATATTAACAAGAGTTTCTGGACCAAGAATAGCAATACCTTTTTCAGGTTTTTCTGTAAGTCTTTTCTTTTTCTTAGGAGCAACAATTGGTATTACTTCTTCTTCCTTTTTCTTAGGTTTCATGATGAATTCCTCAGGAGATTCTTCAGGTTTAGCTTCCTCTTCAAAAGCAACTTTCTTTTTAGGTTTCATTATAAATTCTTCATCTTCATCCCCTTCGATCTTTTTCTCCAAGGGTTCGCCGAGCTTTTCCTCACCTTCATCACCTTCAATAATAAGAGTCTTTTTAGCTTCTATTTTTTTAACCTTCTTAGGTGTAGGAGGTAAAGGTATAGGTTCTAAAGGTTTTTTCTCTTCAGATATTTGAACATTAGGTTTAACAGTTACTTTAATTTTTTTACTTTCCATTAATTTTTTAATAAGAGCTTCACGGTCATAACCTTTTTCAGTTTCATCAACAATTAGAGGACCAGCTGTTTTTTTTTCTTCTTCTTCATCACTTTCAGATTGTTCTAATATTATTTTTTCAGAAATAGGTTTTTCTTCACCTTCTTCAATTTCTTCTTCAACTTTTGCTGCTTTTATTTTTGGAGCTCTAGGTTTTCTTTCCTTTTTAACTCCTTTTATAACAACAGCAACTCGTTCTCTCTCTTCAACATTTGGTTTAATCATTAATTTTTCTTTTAATGCGGCTAAAGGATTCATTGCTTATATAATTTAAATATATAAATTTTTGTAATTTTATGTATTGAATATATATTTTCTATATAAAATGTATATGGAAGAATTAGAAGTATATTACAATAATAAAAGGATAAAAAACGATGAATTCCTTAAACCAAGTGAAACACAAATAAAACCTAAAATAAAATTTAATTTTAAATCGAATAATTTGTATACTTTAATAATGTATGATCCAGATGCTGTAAATGGCACTCACATACATTGGTTAGTAACAAATATAAGTGATAATATTAACAATGGTAAAATATTATTAGCTTATCAAGGACCAGCTCCTCCAGCTAAAACAGGTAAACATAGATATATATTTGAAATATATAAACAATCAGAAATGCTTAATGTAGAACCATTCGAACAAAGAAGTATTTCAATTAATTTATTAAGAAATAAATTAAATGTTTCAGAATATATTTCTAAAATAAAATTTATAAGCCAAAATGAATCTGGAGGTAAACATAAAAGAACTAAAAGAAGAAAAAAATGTAATAAAAAAACTAAAAGAATTAGAAAATATTAAACTTCTAATAATTTTAGAGCTTCATTACAAGCAATTTGTTCAGCCTTACGTTTAATTTTATGTTGTCCTTCACCCATAAATATTAATACTTTACTATTTTCTAAAATAAAATCTTGTACAGCCTTAAAATTCTTAAAGAATGAAAAATCAACAGCATCTTTGTGTGATACATTATGAATAGCTTGACCTAAACAGATGTAAACTCCCATTTTGTAACCAAGTTCAATATCATGTTCAATTTCTAAATAATGTGGAGTTACTTTAAATTCCTTTTGAATCTTGACTTGTAATATATTTTTATAGTTATCATCATTCTGAATAAGAGAAACCCAGTCAATATGCTTTTCAAAAACATTTTCAATAAATTTTTGTGCCATTTGGAAACCAGGACCGGTGACAAACATGTTTTGAAACCAATTTTCATCATCTTTTACAATAACTTTATTGAAATCTAAAAAAAGAGCGCCAATAAATGACTCGAATAAGCAGCCAAGTTTCTTTAAATTAGTTCTAATTTTCTTCTCTTCAGCATGCTTAGAAATAATAAGCCACTTATGTAGTCCCATTTCTAACGCAATTTTACCAATTGCTTCATTTTTTACAATAGCAATCTTCTTTTCAGTCATAAACCCTTCATCGGCTTTAGGAAATCTTCTATAAAGCAAGTATTTTGTAACACATTCTAGAACACCATCACCTAAAAATTCAAGACGTTCATTAGATTTGCTGCTAAGTGGCATACAATCAAAAGGTCTTTCAACTATAGTTATATTTTGTTGAATATTTTCAAAGTTAGGGCGTTTAGTGTAAGAACGATGAACAAAAGCACGCTCATAAAGAGCAATATTATCAACTGTAGTAGGTAAGCCATATTTGGAAAGAATAGATTGAACTTCGCTCAATGTAATCTTAACATTTAGAGAATTATAAGGATTAAATACTAATCCCTCATCGGTCTTAATAATATCATCGTCTCGTAGAATTTCCTTATTGTCTGTCATTATTGTATATAAATATATTATATTGACTTTATATCTTTTATAAATATATTTAAACATATTTAGCTATAGGTATAGATATAAAATGTATAAAATAAGCAGCTATTTGTATATAATTGAATTTAAAGACGGAGATGAAGAAAAAATGAGTAAAAAAAGTTTAGAACAATCGGTTGATGATATTTTTGACACAGTTAGCAAAATTGTAAAACAATATAAGCTACATAGTGAACCTAAAAAAAAAATTAATATGACGCTATTTACAGATGAACATAATTTTACAGCTAAAGAATATATAGAGCATTATCGCGAAATGCCAAAGGAAATCTGGGGGCAAGATTTTTTAGAAGACTTTGATATTGAAATAATTAATATGTTTAATTAAGGGTATTTCATAATAAAATTACAATAATATTTCAAATATTTAGAATAGTTATTTAAATAATTTAAAAAAATAAAATATTATTGTAATTTATAAAATGGTCTATATGTCTGGCAGTAAAGCAAGTCGCAATCAAGCGTCAATCGTAAATAGAACTAATGTTTGTGGTGGCCCTAAGAAGGCTGGTATTGCCCCTAGAGTTGGTTGGTATCTATCTAGCAATACTATGTTGATTGGAGCTCCTCAAACAATTCCTCGTTTCTGTATCCCTAACAGAACTGTTCAAACTCAAAAGACTGGTTACCGCGCTACAATTGGTGGTAACATGGGTTAAGAACCTTTTGTTAGTTTTAATATTTTAATTTTAAATATTTAGCGTTTAAAATGATTTAATAACAATTTATTAAATTATTCAATAACTTATGATTATCAAGGTAGACACAAGAGAACCAGACCTTTTACAACAGTTAAATCACATTACAGGTAGTATGCCTAATTTTAAAAATATTGTAATAAAGTTTGAAACGTTACCAATTGGCGACATTATTATTTGCGATGAAAATGAAGCAAAACCGGGCGAGCCTGTGGAAAAAATAATTATAGAGAGAAAATCAGTTTCTGATCTTCATGCTAGTATTAAAGATGGTAGATATGAAGAACAATCATATAGATTAAATGGATTAAATCATCATAACCATAATATAATTTATCTTATTGAAGGTGATGTAAGTCGCGTAAATCGTTATAAACCCAATAATACTGTTGAAAGACTTACATTATATTCTGCTATGTTTTCTCTCAATTACTACAAAGGATTTTCACTTTTTAGATCGTTTTCTTTAGAAGAATCTGCTTTAATAATTTGTAATATGGCTTATAAATTGGATAAGGAATCATCTGGTAAAAAAGCATTTTATAAAAATAATTTAAAACCAAGCATTGAAACTAATTTAGAAACAAAGCCACTAGAAAATAACTCGGAACCTTTAGACGTTGATGAATCAGAAAAAGTTGAACAATCTGAAAAGGACTATGTTAATGTAGTTAAAAAAGTTAAAAAAGAAAATATTACACCAGACAATATTGGTGAAATTATGTTATGTCAAATCCCAGGAATTAGTTCAGTTACTGCCTTAGCAATCATGGAACAATATAAAAATATTCCTAATTTAATTAAGGAATTAGAGACAAATAACGATTGTTTAAAGGATATCACTTCTACAAATTCAAAAGGACAAACTAGAAAAATAAATAAAACAAGTGTAGCAAATATTGTAAAGTTTCTCTTGAAAAAATAAAAATATAATGTATGAAGACAGAATTAATGAATTTGTTTCTATTTATTGGTATTTGTTTAGTTGTATATTTATTATTTAGAAATTTTAACTATAATAATCAGTACAGTTTAATTGAAGGTATGACAGATGCTTCAGGAAATACTGTAACACCAACCGGTAATGGAATTGCTGGAAATGCTGCCTCATATGGTGCTCAAATAAAGGCTGCTACAATTAAATTACAAGACACTTTTTTAATTAGTAAATATCGTTCAAATTATGAAACAGTTATTTTAAATTTAGATGACCTAGTTGATAATTTAATGTTAAAAACTGTTCTCTCTATAGACAGTAATAATCCTGGAGATGGTATTAAAAAATTAGCAGAAATGAATCAAGCAAAAATCGCATTGAATTCAGTAATGAAATTTGTTGATAAACAATAAAAAATTGATATAAAATAATATTACTAATGTAAATTACACTAGTAATATGCCGAGTTCAATTTATTATCTTGTATCAGTTTCAGGTAGCACTCCTGAAGATTATGAAGAATATATTATGGCTATATCATTTGAAAAACATATATTAGAAGCAATGTGTATTAAATATAATCAGGACCCAAGCTGTAATCTTGTTATTAGAGAAAATTTAAAAATATTTCAAATATGGTTAGGTTATGATAAAGAAAAACTTTGTGATATATATAAATTAATGTGTGTAGATTATTCTACAAAAAAATATAACACAAAAAATATATACGCATTTAATAGAATTAAAAAGGCAAATAATGGATTAGATTTTGTAATTGAAAATACAATAGTTGATTTGGGTAGTTTTAAAGATAAAGTAAATGATATAGAATTCTTTAAAGATAACAATATATCATTAAATCCAATTTTATTTGATACGTATTATGATGAAGGTATTATGAATGCTTAAAAATATTTATGCTATGCGAATACTTACTTCATTATCCTTGTAATAACCTTTATCAACTAAATCTTGAGTGTATTCAGAGCCTCCCCAATTTGGATCCATAGGGTTAGGACTTATTTTTGCTGCTTCTGCTGCCATATCCATTCCATCTAAAGGTGTTGTAGTTCCAATATAATAACTAGTTTGGTCATGAGCAGGATATGAACCTTGATTATATGGAGGGTCATTTCTAGTAGCATCAACTAAAAGAGTAGGGTTCGGATAAGCGTCTTCTCCAATAGGTTCCAAAGCAGGTTCCATCATTGGTGTCACTTGAGATGCTATTCCAATTGGAGTTGCGGTAGAGGGAGGTAATCCGGCTTGTGGTTCAGAAACACTTGGTCTAGTTTTGTAAACACGATTACCTTGAGCGTCATAGGTTTCTTGTAAAAATAAAACAGGACATCTAATATTTTGACTTCTCTGCCAATCCAAGAATTCAGTATAATCTTCTAAATTATCAAACTCTACGGGATTAACTCCAGGAACTTGTGCTAATTTTGAATTATATAAATAAAATCTAGAACCTTTTTGTATTAATAAGTTAGGGCATCTAGGGCCAGTAGATAGATTATTTGTAAAACCTTCATCATCACTACCGCTATCTCCATTTTTTGCGTAAAAATACAATCCAATTAGAAAAACTAATATTAATAGAAAGATAAATGTTGTCATTATATATTATAAGGATAAAAATGTTACGATTTTATTTTCTATTTATTTAATATAATGGTTTATCTTGAGATTAATAAGAGTAATTACAAAAAGAATGGTAAAGATTTGGTTAAAGATTTGGACCATCATTTAGGTAGCAAAGATAAAAAAGTTTTTATTTTAATTTTTATGGAAGGATGTGGTCCTTGTAATGCTACACGTCCAGAATGGAAAAAAATGGAAAATGTGTTAAATAAAGATTATTTAAATAGTAATGATGTTATTATTGCTTCAATTGATCACCAATTAGCAGAAGGTCTTAAACACCTTAAATCTAAACCAGCTAGTTTCCCAACTATGAGATTTATAACTAAATCTGGTGAAGAAGTAGAAAATTATGAAGACAGTAATATTGACAACAAAGATAGAACAATTGATTCATTTGTTGAATGGGTAAAACTTAAAAGTGGTGATAAAAATATATCTACATCTGATAAGGAAAATTACATGCCAAAAAAAACACATAGAAAAAGACATTTAGGTGGAACTAGAAGAAAACGTGGTGGTAAATGGTCTTTAAAATATAAACGTAGTATTAATTGTAAAAGACCGAAAGGTTTCTCTCAAAAACAACACTGTAAATATGGGCGCAAAAAATAAATAATTCAATAATATATGAATCAATACATTTTTGAATTAATATTAGGATTATTAGCAGGATTATTTTCTGGTATGACTGGTATTTTACCAGTTGGTTTACTATTGATTATATTTGATTTTTTTAAAATTGGTGATTACAAAAGTAATTTAGGAGCAATAGCTTTAATTAATTTATTTCCTATTTCAATCGGTTCATTTTGGGAGTTTTTTAAAGTAGATAAAATAAATTACTCGATGGGTTTAATTTTACTAGCATCCATAGTTACAGGAGGTTATTTTGGCACAAAAATTGTAGTTAATGAAAAATATAATTTAAGTAAAAAAACAATTAAGTATATTACATCTGGATTAGGTTTTACCATATGGATTTTATTTTTAATATCAGCATATTATGAAAAAAACTAATTTATAAATATGATATAATATGATACATAAAAAACAGAAAGAAGAAGACAAAGACAAGATTAATTAATTAATATTATTCGTGATACTTATTAATTCTATGCGAAGTTTTCCTTAGAATATCCAATAACAGCGCAAGCAATTCTCTTACCAGCGTTGCCAGTTTTTAAACTTTCGGCATTACCGCCTTGACCACAGTCATCTTCATCTTCATGAATAATTAACCCTCTCCCAATAATATTACACTTAGTTCCTCTAAGTTTAATAACATTATCATAAAACGTATACTTTGCTTCACCTTTTGAATTTGTTTTAATATTACCCAAATCACCAACGTGTCTTTCTGTTGTACCAGGACATCCATGGTTTTTCCCGTAAGGATTAAAGTGAGCACACATACTAGTACATTTATCAGTTAAATCACCAGCCTCGTGAACATGAAACCCGTGTAAAGAATTTGGAGTTAATCCAGTAATATTCAAATCTATTTTAATTTGGTTATTAACTAAATCTTCGGTTAATTTAACAGTGCCTTTAATATTATCATTAAACACAGCAATAGCGTAAATTGGTTTATTAGTCATTATATACTAACATAGTATATTTTTAATTTAATTTAAATTTAATTTAAATAAAAATTGAATAATTTTAAACAAGATAAATATAAATTACTATAATAATTTAACAATGGAACACATTTTTAGAGTCTTAGATTTTAACGTTTATAATGGTAAGGATTCGTCACAAGAATCTTCAGATGATGAGCAGAATGTTTACAAAGATACAAACAGTTTTGTTATTCAGATGTTTGGTGTTGATGAAAATGGTAAAACATATTCTCTTACGGCAGAAGGTTTTCGTCCGTTCTTTTATTTGATGGTTAATGATAAATGGAGCATTCAAATGAAGGAAGAATTTCTAGCACATTTAAAGGATAAAGTTGGTAAATATTACAAAGACTCGATTACAGAGTGTAAAATTATTAAACGCAAAAAATTATACGGATTTGATGGAGGTAAAGAACATAAATTTATATTTATTGAGTTTGCTAACTTAAACGCATTTAATAAAGTAAAGAATTTCTGGTATTCTAACGATAACACAAAAGGATTTAGTTTATCAAAGAATGGTTATAGATGGAAAGATACAGATATTAAATTATATGAATCAAATATTCCTCCTCTACTGCGTTTCTTTCATATTAGAGATATTAGTCCTTCTGGATGGATTGCTATCCCAAAAAAGAAGGTAATTGAAAATAAAAGCGAAACTAAAGCTGTAAATTGCGATTTTGAATTTACAACAAATTATAAAAATATAATTCCTTTAAATGATAAGGAAACTCGTGTGCCTTATAAAATCATGAGTTTTGATATTGAAGCTAGTAGTAGTCATGGTGATTTCCCAGTTCCAATTAAGACTTATAAGAAACTAGCAACTAATATTATTGAGTATTTTGAAAATCTTAAAATGGATATGACAAAAGAACTATGTAAAAATATTCTAAGAAGAATTATATTATCTGCGTTTGGTTATGAAAATATGGAGCAAATTGATTTGGTTTATCCAAAGAAACATCCTGGTTCAAAAGAAGAAGTTCAAAGATTAACTGAACTGTGGTTGTCTGCTGAAGTAAGAAACCTTAAAACTGATGAAAATTATTCAGACGCAAATAATATAGAAAATATGTTTGAAAAAATGGGTAATGATGAAGAAGAGGAAGTATTTGATAATAAATATATAAAATCATATACTGATAAAAAGGCTACAATTATTGATATTATTTGTGATAAGAAATTTGAAAGAGAAGGTAAATTAAATGAATTGAATGTTTCATTAAATGCTAAGTTTCCAAAATTGGAGGGTGATAAATGTACATTTATTGGGTCAACATTTATGAATTATGGTAATAAAGACCCTCATTTTAATCACTGTATTGTATTAAATACATGTTCTCCAATGCCAATTGAAAATTCAGTAGTTGAATCTTATAGCACAGAAAGAGAAGTATTATTAGCTTGGCAACAATTAGTTCAGCGTGAAAATCCTGATATTATTATTGGTTATAATATATTTGGTTTTGATTATAACTTCATGTTTAAGCGAGCAGAAGAAAATAATTGCGTTGAAGATTTCTTGAAGTTATCTCGTAATAAAGATGAAATTTGTGCTACAAAAGATAAGGATACAGGAAAATATAAAATTGAAGAAAGTACTCTTCAAATTGCTAGTGGTCAGCATGATTTCCAATTTATTAAAATGAATGGTCGTCTTCAAGTTGATTTATATAACTTTTATCGACGTGAAGCAAATTTAATTTCATATAAATTAGATTATGTTGCTGGTAATTTTATCGGAGACTTTGTTAAAGAATTAGAGCATAAGACTGAACAGACTGTAATAAAAACTTCAAATATGACGGGACTTCTAGTAGGTAGTTATATTCACTTTGAGGAAATAGGTCATTCAGTAGATTATTACGCAGATGGTACTAAGTTTGTAGTGACTGATATTGATAAAGAAAAGAGCAAATTTACCATAAATGGTATTGTAAATCCTGATCTAACCTCTAAGAAAGTCAGATGGTGTTTAGCTAAGGACGATGTTACGCCTAAAGATATATTTAGAATGACAAATGGTACTGCTGATGATAGGTCAGTAATTGCCAAATATTGTATTCAGGATTGTAACCTAGTTCATTACTTATTTAATAAGTCAGATATTCTAACTGGTTTTATTGAGATGGCAAAAATTTGTAGCGTTCCAATTAATTTCTTGGTTATGAGAGGTCAAGGCATTAAGCTAACAAGTTATGTTGCCAAGAAATGCCGGGAAAAGCGCACATTGATGCCGGTCATTGAAAAAGGCGGCCTAGATGAAGGTTATGAGGGCGCTATCGTGTTAGACCCAAAATGCGATTTATATTTGGATAATCCTGTTGCTTGTAATGATTATGCGTCTTTATATCCAAGTTCGATGATTAGTGAAAATTTATCACATGATAGTAAGGTGTGGACACTAGAGTATGACTTAGCAGGCAATCTTATTGAAGAATGGGGTGAAAAGGATGAAGCAGGAAAGTTTATTTATGATAATTTACCTAACTACTCGTATGTAGATGTAAAATATGACACTTATGTTTACAGAAGAAAACATCCTAAAGCGGCTGCTGAAAAGGTTTTGAATGGATATAAATTATGTAGATTTGCTCAGCCATCAGATTCAGGAGAAAGTGAAGGTATTATGCCTGCTATCTTAAAAGAATTATTAAAAGCAAGAAAAGATACTAGAAAATTAATTCCACAACAAACTGATGAATTTATGAAAAATGTACTAGACCAACGACAACTTGGTTACAAAGTCACTGCTAACTCACTTTATGGTCAGTGTGGCGCTAAAACTAGCACATTTTATGAAAAAGATATTGCTGCTTGTACAACTGCTACTGGACGCAAATTATTAACATATGGAAAGCGGATTGTTGAAGAATGTTATGGAAATAATATTTGTGACACTACAAACCATGGTAAAGTAAAAACTAGAGCGGAATACATTTATGGTGACACTGATTCAGTATTTTATACATTTAATCTAGAGGATTTAGATGGAAACCCAATTCGTGGCAAAAAGGCGCTTGAAATAACAATTGAGTTAGCACAACAAGTAGGTGAAATATCTGCTAAATTCTTAAAGTCACCTCATGATTTCGAATATGAGAAAACATTTATGCCATTTTGTTTATTATCAAAGAAAAGATATGTTGGAATGCTTTATGAAACTGATGTAAATAAATGTAAAAGAAAAGAAATGGGAATTGTATTAAAGCGCAGAGATAATGCTCCAATTGTTAAGGATATTTATGGTGGTATTATTGATATATTAATGAAAAAACAAAATATTCAAGAAGCAATTGATTTCTTAAGAGGAAGTTTACAAAATATTGTTGAAGAAAAATATCCTATTGAAAAGTTAATTATTACAAAATCATTACGCTCTGGTTATAAAAATCCACAATCAATTGCTCATAAGGTATTAGCAGATAGAATTACAGCAAGAGATCCTGGAAATAAACCAGGTCCTGGAGATAGAATTCCATTTGCTTATATTGCAACTAAGGATAAAAAAGCTCTACAAGGTGAAAAAATTGAAACTCCAACTTTTATAAGCGAAAATAATTTAAAAATCGATTATTCATTCTATATCACAAATCAAATCATGAAACCAGTTCAACAAGTATTTGCTTTAGTTTTAGAAAAAATTTGGACAATGCAAAAGAAATTACCAAAAATTAAACAATTTAAAAAGGAGGTAGAAAATTTAAGAAAGGAATATGTTAGTGATTCAGATAAATTTGAAGAAAAATTAGAGACTATACGTTGTAAAGAAATTAAGGTATTATTATTTGATGAATATCTTAGAGAAACAAATAATGAAAAAGCTGGCTTACAAAGTATTACAAATTTCTTATCAAAAAAATAATATTATTAATATAAATTAAAGAAAATGATATTTAAAAAAATTATTTTTTTACTTTTTGTTAGTTGGTTTTATTATTATGAAATAACTAAATACATACATTGTCCTAATCATAACGTTCCAACTTTTAAATTTAATGATATTGATAGCTATTATAAATATAGATATGAAAGATTTTGCTTTAAACCACCATTGGTATTTTATTTATTTATGATAGCTTATTTGTATATATTTTATTATGTGTATAAAATATTAATTTAAAAGTATTTTAAAAATTATAATAATAAATAATTTTTAAAATTTTATACTATAAATTTTTTTATATTTAATTACGCTCAGCCATTTGCTTTCTTAGTCCCTTTTTTTTATTATTTGATGAAACCAAATTATTAAACAAGTGTTGAACCATGTCCTTAATATCATTGACAGCAGTTTCTAAACTCCAAACGCGTTCAGAAAGCTTCTCAACTTCAGATGCGTCATCAGGTTCATATTCCTCATCGCATATAGATTCCTCATCATCATCCTCCTCACCAAAATATTCGGAATCATTATCATCTCCACCACGATGTCCCTCTTCGTTATCATCATCATCGGCATCATCATCAACACAAGACTCCTCATTACAAATACAATCCTCAGTAACAATATCATCTTCGATGGAAGCCTTGTATGCTTCCATATCAAATCCTCTAGCATCATTCCATGAACTAATAATTCCTTCAGATTCCAATCTGAATAGGATAGCTCTCACAGTTCTTTGATGCTTTTCAGCAATTTGTTGAACAGTCCATTCCAAAAGTTCATACTCTCTTTCAAGTGAGAGTAGTTCATTAACATTCCATCTATTTCCGTTTCTCTTAATTGAGTTCATTGTATAATACTATAATACTTGTAATATCTTTAAATAGTTTTGTATAATATAATATTTTTTTATTTATCTTATGACGATGTACCATGTGACATATATGTGTTAAAATTCAATAGTATAGAGCCTATCCACGCACCTAATACTAACCACATATTATTAATCATATTTGCTGCATTATAAACAACCCATCTAAGACCTTGACAATGTGGTGTTGCTGTCATAAATGGTGATAATACAAATCCCATTATAGTTGTTGGAACACAAAATTTAACATATAAATGCGAGGCAAAATAATGTAAGCATATCCATAGTAAATATATACTAGATACACCAAAAATAAAATTAAATATATTTTGTAAGTATGAAAATATATTATAAATTCTCTCTAAAATATAATCTGACTTATTATATTTATCCAATTCATTTTCTTCATCTAGATAAACGTTCTCGTTTTCAATAATATCATTTTCATTTTCATTACTAGAAACACTTTCTATTTCAGATTTTCCTATTATTTTTTCAAATACTTTGTCTATTTTTTTAAACCTTCTAGGCATTATATTTTTTACATAAAATGTCTTTATATTATGTTAAAAATTAAATTGGTGGATGATTTCTGTTATTAAGTTGCCTTAACAATCTTGACTGTCCTGAAGAATTATCATTACCTGAAGCATCAGTATAATTTAAGATATTTATAATATCTGAACCATATTCATTAATTAAAGCATCAAACATACTAGTAACAAAAGTTGCCGAACTGTTTCTCTCTACATTTGAGTTAGAAGATATATTTTCGTTTCGGTTATTCTGAGAAGATGGTAATGAAGAAGTATTATTAGAAGTGTTTTGGTTTTCAGAAGAAAATGCCGAAGAAGCATTTGAATTATCTCCTCTAATATCATATCTACAAACAGGACAATTACAATGATTTCTAAACCATGTATTTAATTCATCTGTATTAAATATGTGACCACAATGACGAATAACAGTAACCATATCATTATCAGTAAAATTAGTTAACGAAATTGGACAAGATGAATTTTTTGGAGAAATAATATCACAATATCTTACTCGTCTTGTTGCGGTTTCTATTTGAGATTGAGTAGGGAAAACTTCAACAGGATCAAAGAAACTATGTAATACTCGAGAGAAATCATTATTATTATTTAAATTTATATTTCTAGAACTACGGTTAATAGGGAGTCTAATTTGTTCAACACTATCAATAATATAAGGTGTGTTATTTAAAAAAACTCTACCTAAATCTCCATTTGATGTATTATTTCTAAAAATGTTCCTTTGATTATTATATCTATAAGTATTGTTATTATTGTTATTACGTCTTGGAGTATTAAGTATTTGAATAATTAAATTTCTAATTTGGTTATTAGAGTCAGTTAAGTTAGTAATTTGTCTTAAATTATCATTGTACATGGTATTTAGTATATCAATTAACAAAAGCTGTTCATTACTGATACTATATGTTCTTTGAGGATTATTCATATATTATATATATTATTAAATCTGTTTAAATGTATTATTATATTAATAAATATTACAAAATGAACAATCAAAAATACCAAAATAAAGGGTTAAGTGGTCTCGCAAATCTAGGAAATACATGTTTTATAAATTCTTGTATACAGGTATTATCACATACATACGAGTTAAATAATTTTTTGGAACAAGAAACATATAAAAATAAGTTAAGAAAAAAATACGACTCTGCTTTACTTTTAGAGTGGGATAATCTTAGAAAAATAATGTGGAATGATAATTGTGTTGTCTCTCCAGGAAAATTTATAAAGACTATTCAAAAAGTCGCACAATTAAAAGGTATGGAAATGTTTACAGGATATTCTCAAAACGATTTACCAGAGTTCTTGTTATTTTTAATTGATTGTTTTCATACATCATTGTCGAGAGAAATTAAAATGACAATATCTGGAAAGCCAGAAAATGAAACAGATATTGTTGCTATAAAATGTTTTGAAATGATTAAAAATATGTATTCAAAGGAATATTCAGAAATATGGAATTTGTTTTATGCTGTTCATGTTTCAGAAATAACCAGTTTAGAAACAGGAAAACAATTAAACTTAACACCAGAACCATATTTTATGATAGATTTACCAATTCCATCTGATAATAAGTCACCATCATTAATTGATTGTTTTAATCTTTATGTTGAAGGCGAAGTAATGGAAGGAGAAAATGGATGGTATAACTCAGAAACAAAAGAGAGAATAAACATTAGAAAAAAAATACAATTTTGGTCATTCCCAAATATTTTGGTAATAGATTTTAAAAGATTTAATGCTAGATTTCAAAAGAATCAAATTTTAATTACATTTCCATTAGATAATTTAGATCTATCTGAATATGTTATTGGATATAAAAAGGAAACATATAAATATGAACTTTATGGTGTATGTAATCATAGTGGTGGAGTAATGGGAGGACATTATACAGCATATGTAAAAAATGCTAATGGCAGGTGGTACCATTTTAACGATACAAGTGTGTCCGAAGTTGGATTAAATGACTCTATAATATCACCAAAAGCATATGTTTTATTTTACAGAAAGAAAACAACTTAAGATAGTTAATTTTATATTATAATATATTATTTTAACTATTTATATATTATAATGGAAGTCGTAAATACAACATCAACAACAGATCCAGTTAATATGTATAATTATTTAAACAATTACATTTTAAATCCTATGGTTTTTATTATTATATTATTAATTGTAGTAGCATATTATGTTTTTTCTTCATCTTTAGGTAGCGGCTCTTCTGGAGAACCTGGTTTAGGAAATGGGGATGATGGTTCAACTGTTATGGGAATTATTATTGTAGCCATTTTAGTCGTTTTAATTATTGTAAATGCTTTCCAATACTTTTTTAGTATAAATGTAACTGCTTATATTGAAGATTTATTCTCTCCAACAACAAAGGTTGACATTGTTGTAGACCAGAGTACATACCAGCCAACATCTTATGAGGCAACATCTGTTCCTGAAATAAAATTTAAGAAACAAGTATTTAATATTCCTGGTAATTATTATGATTATGATAATGCGAAGGCCTTATGCCAAGCTTATGGTGCTAATCTAGCAACATATGACCAAATTGAAAAAGCTTACGGCAGTGGAGCAGAATGGTGTAATTACGGATGGTCAGATAATCAGTTAGCGCTTTTTCCAACCCAAAAGAAAACATATGACCGTTTACAAACCATACCAGGTCATGAAAATGATTGCGGTAGACCCGGTGTAAATGGTGGATTTATTGCTAATCCAAATGTTAAATTTGGTGTAAATTGTTACGGAAACAAACCAAAAATAACTTCAGAAGAAGAAGAATTAATGAAGACATCATCTCCTTATCCTGAAACAGCAAAAGATTTAGCTTTCCAAAAGCGAGTAGATTTCTGGAAAAATAAAGTAGATGAAATCTTAGTATCACCATTTAACTACAACACTTGGGGGTCATTTTAAAACATATAATATTATATTGTTTATTAATTTAATATTATATTTATAACAACTTTTTCTTTCTGGTTGTTGTTTTCTTACCTAATCTTTGTCTTCTAGTTTTTTTCTTTTTTGCTCCAGCACTTTTAATATCATGTTCTCTAACAAGACCTAACAATTTGTCGTGTAAATCATCCTCAATATCATCACCATAATCGCTGTCAGAATCAGAAGATTCGTCTTTATATTCCCCACCTCTCATACTATAACTTAATGCCCAATTTGGAATAACTAAATCATTAAATAAATCAGAAACTTTACCAGAACCTCCTGATTGTAAAGGTTGATTTACTGTAAGTATTGGAGATAATCCAGCTTTCATCATAGTTGATTTTACACTAAATCCTCCGGAGTAAACACCAGCTTCTTTATCTGTATTAAATACTAATTCATTAGCTCCTATATAATCAATTTCACTCATATATAATTTATTTATATATTAATTAATTATTAGAAAAGCGCTTTATTTCAGGAACAATTTTAATTTCTCTCTTCTGTCTTATATGTTCCATTATAAGCTTAACTTGATTTTCATTTTTAATAACTTCTCCCAAGGTCTTTTCTAAATATTTAAAAGTAAGTGGTTCGGGAACTTTTGTATTAGAAAATTTTAACTTTCCATCATTTATTTGAACTGTTGCATTAGATAGATTATTTGAAGAAGCATAAGTCGTAATATTTTTTTCGAGTGTATTACGTTTTTCTCTCAATTCTTTTGTTTTCTCATTTATTTGCTTAAGTTGGTTGTCCAATTGAACCCATTGTTGAATCTGATTTTCAAAACTCATTTAATAATATTTTATAAAAATTATATAATATTATTACTAATAATGTTTTCTTGATTTTTTTGATTTTTTATAAGTTTTTTTATATTTTCTAGTATATTTTCTTTTTATTTTATATTTTGTTCCACCAAAATTTAACTTTGGCATTAATTCTGTAAACTTTTTATAACCTTCACTTGTTTTATTTAATAAATTATCATCAGAAGCTGATTTTAAAGAAATAGTAGATGTGTTAGAAACACTAGGAGGTTTATCTATTGTTATAGGTTGAGGACAGCTAAAGTTGTTTAGCAAAAAATATTTAAAAAAATATGTTAATAATCCTCTGCTTACAAAAAATTCACATCCCGTTCTAACATTATTATTATACCATTCTAAAATATCTATATCTTCTGGACAATACTTTTTATAAATATTTTCATCTAATGTTTTATATTTAGGTTCATAATCTTCTAAACCTTCATCTTCTCTTCTAGTTGGTAATGGTTCTTCTAATTGTGTTTGTCTTCCAGTGTGTCTTTTAATCCAATTAGCACTATGTTCGAGTGTAGAACCTGTAACAGGTGCGCCTTCAAATTTAATAAATAACAATTTTGTAGTGGTTTCAGCTTCATCTGGAGCGTTTTTTCTTGGAAAATTTGCTGATGTAACTGTAAAAGGATAATATAATATGACTCCTTTTGGTTCACTATATATTCTTCCTTCTGGAAGTGGTTTTTTACAATATCCGCAAATATTTGTTATTTTTGGAATAAATACTCTTTCAAATTTAGTTTTTGTTCTTAATTTTTGTTCAGGATAAATTCCAAATCTTGTTGTAGGCATACAATCATGAGGAGTAATTCTAGTAGTATTAGTACTATTATTTCTAGTATAATAACCTTTATGAGTTAATGTTCCTATAATATGAACATTTGGTTCTGGTCTAATATTTCTATTATTTGATGTTATTATTAATGGGTTGTCACAATCATATGAATCACTATCTATTAATAATTTATTATAGGTCAATAAATTAAATATAGTATTACCATAATTTTCAAAAACAAACGCGCCACTAGCAAAACAAGTATTATTTTCTTCTAAAAGTTGAAATATTTGTCTAAAAAAATTAATTACTTTGTCATTTGTAATTGGTGTAGTATTTGTATCTTCAATCCATTTATATAAATCTTCAAAATCTTGTGCAAATGGTTCTTTATTTTGTGGCATATTTTATTTATAATATATGTAAATAAAATATAATAGTATTTAACGTCTGTGTCTGCGAGTTTTGCGTCCGCCATAACTCTTCTTTCTGTAAGTTTGTTGTAATCCTAAAAGACTTAAAGGAACAATGGCTTGATTAATAACTTCACCAAAGAATCCACCGCGTCTACTTCTTCTGCGTTTTCCGGCAGATTGAATTAAAGATAAGTTTTGGGCTGATGGTGTACTTGGTTGTTGAGACCATTGTCCTTGTGCTCCAACGTATTCAGAACCAGCTCTAGCAGCATAAGGTCCAGTTGCGTCAAATGTTCTTGCGAATTGTGAATCACCAGATCCGTTTACATAACTACCATAAGTGGAACCAGAAGTGTATGAACCACCTCTCATTCTGCGACTTCTACTTCTATGTCTACGACTATGTCTATGTTTTGCCATATTATATAAATTGCTGAGAATAAAATAATTTAAAAGTTAAAAATTAAAAATTCTATATTGCTAACTCTCCTAAACTAACGCGAGTTTACGAATTAAAAATTTTAGTAATTATTTGTTTATTACGTAATAACATTACTAAAATAATTAGAATAGCTAAAATCATTACAAAAATTAAAAATACTAAAGCAACAGTAATATAAATATAAGGATTAATTTCGTAAAGTATAAAATCTATTAAAGGTTTTAATAACATTTTAAATTCATTTTTAATATCATCACGTTTTAAAATATCTAAACATTGCTGAACTAAAGAGTCTTTCATACTAAATCAAAATAAAATTATAATTAAATTTAAATTTATGCGTGTTATTACATTTAAATTTTTCTATATTTTCAATAAATATGGATAATATTATTGAACCAAATGAAACCTTCGATTTTACAAAGCTTTCTTTAGCACATCCTAGCGGTATACAAGGAGGCGCATATTTTACTAAAATTGAATATAATAAGAAACCTTTATACATACAAACTTGTAAAAGTCAAACAAGACAAGGATTTGTAAAAACTGGTAAAAAATATTATTGTGATTTAATGTTTGATAAGAATTCTGAAAGCCTTATAAATTGGTTTGAAAATTTAGAAGAAAGATGTCAAAAATTGATTTTTGAGAGAAGAGACACATGGTTCCAAAATAGTTTAGAAGAAAATGATATTGAAAGTGCGTTTAATTCTACGATTCGTGTTTATAAGTCTGGTAAATATTATTTAGTAAGAACTAACATTAAGAACAATCATAACAATACTCCATCTATTAAAATTTATAATGAAAAGGAGATACCTATGACCATGGAAGAAATTACAAATGAAACAAATATTATATCTATTTTAGAAATACAAGGGATTAAATTTACATCTAGAAACTTTCAAATTGAAATAGAATTAAAGCAGATGATGGTATTAGATGACGAACCATTATTTGATAATTGTTTGATTAAAACATCAAAAAAATCTCCTATTAAACCTTTAGAAGAAGATCAAAAAATAGATGAACTTAAAATTGACAATAATATTAAATTAGATGAGAATATTAAATTAGATGAGAATATTAAATTAGATGAGAATAAATTAGATGAGAATAATTTAGAAGAAATTACAACAAGACATGAAGATAATTTAGATGAATTAGAACCTATTGATATTTTAGTAGAACCTGACGACAAAGAAGAAGAAGATGTAAATCAAGAAGAAAATATTATTTTGGATTTAGATTTTGAAGATTTAAATGAAGATATTGAGGAGAATAGTGATGAACTTAAAGAAATCAATAACATTGGCTTGTCTTTAGAGAATAATTTAGAAACTATGCAACTCAAAAAACCAAATCAAGTATATTTTGAATTATATAAGGAGGCAAGAAAAAAAGCAAAAGAGGCAAAAAGATGCGCAATTTTAGCTTATTTAGAAGCAAAGAACATTAAGAAAACATATATGTTAGATAATTTAAATGATAGTGATAGTGAATTTGATGCTGAAATCGATGAAGTATCTGAAAGTGAATTAGAAGATTTTTAAATTAATAATTGTTTCATAAAATGTTTAGAATAATTAATATGTATTCTAAAAATTATTTTATCATTAATTTTATATAATGACAGTCTCTTTACAGAAGCTATGGAATGACTATGGAATTGGAGCCATTTTGGTTTTATTAATTATTGCCTACGGAGTTAGTGTTTTTGCTGGTTATTTAGGTGCCAAAGGAATGCCCGGTCCTGAATCTGCTGCTATGATGCCTTCTCAATATAAGAATACTAACGCACAAATGTCCACCGGTGTTCGCCCTTCTGATCCTAATGGAAATGAAGTTTTCTCATCTGTTAATGGTGTCCAAACTAGTATGCCCGGCATCCCTTCATCTTGCTCCCAACCTAACATCCAAAATCCTGCCGAACTTTTACCCAAGGATTCCAACTCTCAATGGGCTCAATTAAACCCTTCTGGTAAGGGCGAACTTGCCAACGTTAACTTGCTCAAGGCTGGTTACCACATTGGTATCGACACTGTTGGTCAAAGCTTGAGAAATGCTAACCTCCAAATCCGTTCTGAACCTCCTAACCCTCAATTGTCTGTTGGACCCTGGAACCAGTCCACAATTGAGCCAGATTTCATGAGGCCGCCGTTGGAAATTGGCTCTGGTGCTCAATAAGCATATATGGTAACAAAATATAAAATTAATAAAATATTTTTGTGACGATAAATTATAAATAATTCTTATACTCGTCGTTTTTACACATAAAAATATTTTGTATACTATTTTCATTTGAAATTGATTCTATATTATTCATTATTTCGCTTAACCAATCATATTTATTATTAAAAACATCTTTTTGCAAAATTCTTATAATACTAAAACCATTTTTATTAGCACACTCAAGTTTATATAAATCATTTTTAAATGTTTCTTCTGGTGATAACCAATTTCCTATTTGTTTAAAGTGTTGTGGACCATCAAGTTCAATTATTATCTTTCTCTCTTCAATAACAAAATCGAATGGTAAATGTTTTAAATTTTTACACCATTCAACTTTAAATTGTCTTTTAAGATTATAATGTTTTGATAATTTATCAAATAAAATTGTTTCTGTTTTATTAAAACATGAAGGACACCAACTTTTATAATATGTAATATCACTTATTTGTTTATCAAATAATTTTAAACATTTATCACAATTAAATTTATATTTTTTTAAAGAAAATTTAAAAACATTACGAGGTTCTATTTTATTTTCATTGCTCCAATACTTACTTCTCTCTACCGAAGCAAATGAATTATTAAAACATGACTTACAATTTAAATTTTCACATAGCTCTTGATGAGCACAATACTTACACCATTTATTTTCTTGATTTAATGCTTTTAAATTAACATCTAATTTATGTCCACATTCACAATTAAATTTAAACTTTCTTCTGTCAGCATTTTTAAATACTTGTCTAGGTTTTAATTCATTGTCAAATGACCAATATATAGATTTTGGATGGCTTGCGAATGAATTATTAAAACACATTTTACAATTATCATCTTCACACAATTTTTTAGGAGGATTGCTACAAAATCCACACCAATTATTACCTTGATTAATATTCAATAAAGAACTCTCAAAAGTATGCCCACATTCACAATCAAACCAGAATTTCTTATGTGAGTTCAATGCTACTTCATTAGGCTTTTTTTCATTTCTATCTGACCAAAATTTAGATTTAGGATGTTCTGAAAACATTATTTATTATTGAATATACTATAATAAATAATTCTAACTCAATTTTAATAATTATTTTTTACTTTATCAATAAATTATTTTTACATTTATAAATAAAATTGAATTAATTTAATTAGATAATAATAAAGTTATATAATTAAAATGGAAGCTATTGATAAGAACAATTATATTATTATTGGAAAGTATTACATCTCAAAAACAATTATGATGGCATTTCCACCTCAGTTATCAGTATTTGATTCTGAAACGAATATAATTAATAATTTGTTTGATTCAAAAGTATTTGAACTTCTTAGAAATGAAAGATTAGACGCGGAACCATTACATGAATATTTTGATCAATTGAATGGAACTACAAAAGAACAACGAT